CGATGGGCGAGCGGGATGCCGGTCTCGCTCGCACCCCTTCCCCTTTCAAAAGAGGATTCTCAATGATTGAACCCATCACCATCACGCTCGCTGAGAAGAGCTATAAAATTCAGCAGCTCACGATAGGTCAGGATTGTGATCTGCGCGTGGGTGTCGTGCTGCCGCAGAGCGATGACCCCCAGGAGAACATCCGACGCGCTTTTGAGCGCAACGTGAGCATCATTGTGGCGGCGCTCTCGGCGGATTATCCCGAGCTCACCCGCGACACGCTGTTCAAAATGCGAATCTCGCCGCAGGAACGCACCGCCGCCGTCGACGCCATTCTTGAGTTTGCCGGTTTCGTTCCTGCGGAGAAAAAGCCGGGGGAAGCACAGGGGGAAGCGCAGGCGGGCGCGGCATAGATTGGGGTTTCATCATCAGCCGACTGGCGATGGCCCTCAAAAAACTGCCGTCCGAGATCCGGACGATGACGCTCCCGCAGTACTACGACCTGTGCGACTACTGGGGCAGCCACCCGCCGGAGCATGAGAGTCTCGCGATGCTGCTCTCCGTCTACACGACGTGGGAGCCGGCCAACGCGCGGCCGATGACGGAGGCTGAGGCCCAGGCAGAGCACCGTAAATCCCTCGAACTTCGCTGGAAGGCGGGTGCCATGAACGCGAAGCAGCTGTGGGAGGCGATGGGCGGTGCATTGTCGCTTGACGGCAGTCCAAGCGCCGGGCTCGTGGGCGCGAATATGCCGGGCATCGGTCCTTTTCCGGGAGCGCATTGATGGGCGAAAATAATTTAGCTGTTAAGGTGACAGCTGACATCGTCGACCTGCAGACGAAGTTCTCGATCGCGCAAGCCAATGTTCGCGGGATGACATCCGAGCTCAACAAGCTCGCGACCGCGAGCGCCAAGGGCCTCATCGACCCGGCCGGCTCCGCTCGGATGCAGCAACTCGCCGGCGACTTACTCCATGCCCGCAACGCAGCCAGCGAGTTCGCGAACAAGCTCACGGAGGCCGGCGTCAAGGTCGGCGGATTCGGCAATCGCGCCAAGGCCGAGACGGCGGGCGTCGGCGGTGCGTTCGAAACGATGTCTGGCACGGTCAACCGGGCCTTGCAATTCACCGGCATCGGGCTCGCGATCGAGGGGATTCGCAAGGTTGCGGAGGCCATCACCGAGGTGGGACAGCGCGCGAATGACATTCGCAACATGTCCGAGGTCCTGGGCGTCACCGGCACGCAATTCCAGGCGATGCAGATCGCGGCCGAGGAAACCGGCATCGAGGCCAATCAACTATTCCGGGCCATGGAAAAGCTCGTCAATGTGTTGCACGAGGCGCGCGATAAAAGCGGCGCTGCAGTCGAGAAGTTGAAAGAACTCGGCATCACGAACGAGCAGATCAACAACAAGGCCTTCGACGCCGCGCAAATGATGGCCTACTTCTCAGGCCGCTTGAACGACGCGAGCACTGCGGTCTCTGAACAGGAGGCGATGCTCAAAGTCTTAGGTCCCCGCGTGGCGCTTGCGTCGAGGGCGTTCAAAGAGATGGGCTCCGACGTTGCGGTGTGGGCCGACAAGGTGAGAGAAGCGAACGGCACGACGGACGAGCAGAACCAGCGCTTAAGCGGGATCGCTGCCTATTGGGCCCATGTCGGCCTGCAGATCGAGAACGCCCGATCGAAGCTCGTCATCTGGTCCGCAGACGCCCTCAAGGGTACTGAACTGGCGAACATGATGCAGGCCGGGCTCGGCGGCCATCCGGACGTGTCACCGAATCAAGGGTCCGTCACGGGCAAGATCGATCGGTCGCAGTCAGAGGCTCAAGCCAAGGCGCTCACCGCGACCCAAGCCGGCAACGCGGCCATCACCAAGGACACGCTCGATTCGATCCGCGATCAGATTGAAGGGACCAAACAGGGCAGCGCCGAAAGACTCGCCTTGGTCAGGCGGTTCTATCAGGACTCGCTCGCCTTCTTTGGCGATGCCAATATCGACAAGGTCAAAGAGGCGCACCGGCAGCTCACGGCGGAGGAGCGCCAGTACGGCGAGGAATTGAAGCGCGAGGCTCAAAAGAACGCGGCGGAGCTGGTCACGGCGACGCGCGTGAAGGCCTCCGCGATCATGGCCGAAGAGGGCGTCTCTAAGGCGCAGCAATTGGCCGAAGTGCGCGACCTCTACGCCGAGGAGCTGCAGAGCGCTATCCTCACCAAGGAGAAAAGGGTCGAGGTTGAGCGAAGCCTCAATGAGTCGATCGCGGCGGTCAACCGCGAGGCGTCGAGCACGCGTCAGGCCATTGCGCGCAGTGACGCCAATACGAATATTGCGATCGCGAAGCTGAGCATCGAGGCGGAGAAGCAAGGGCTCGATGAGCGACTGCAGTTCAATCAGATTACCGCTCAGCGCAAGTACGAGATCCTTAAGGATCTGACGCAGCGAGAATACACGCTCGACCTTGAGCAGCTCGCGAGCGAACGCTCGGTGCTGGTGGCTGGTACGGCCACCTACCAGGAGAACCTCAACAAGCGGCGCGAGCTCGCGGCGAAACTGAATTTGGATCTGGCCTCGCTGGATCGCCAGCGCGCGCTCGATGAGGCGAAGCAGGCGAGGGAGCAGGCGACCCTATGGAAGACTGCGGTCGGCGAGATCGAGAACGCCGAAAGCTCGATGATCAGCGACCTGCTGTCGGGCCGTAAGTCATTCGCCGCCTCGGCGCTGTCCGTGGCCAGCAACTTGGTCACGAAGGAAATCGAAAACGACGTGCGCGCCGTGACCACGCGTCTCCTGCTCGACAGAGGCTATGAGACGCAGAAAAAGGCCCTCGAGGAAGGCGGGTTTCTCTATCACCTGATCTTCGGGGCGAAAGAGGTAGCGGATCACGTGAAAAACGAGGCCGCGAAGACGACGGCAACCGCGTCGGCCGTCACCACACGGACCGCGGCCCAGGCGGCCGGGGATGCAACCGGAGTCGCCGAGAGTCTCGCCGCCGGGCTTGCACAAATTCAGGCGAGCGCCGCGGTAGCCGCTGCCGGAGCGTCGGCGTCGGTCGCGGCAATCCCGTTCATCGGCTGGGCCATGGCTCCCGAGGTGGCTGCGGCGACCTACGCAGAAACCTTGGCGTACGCCGGCGGCCTCGATCGCGGCGCCTGGGAGATCCCGGGGACCATAAACGCAACGCTGCATAAGGGCGAGTCGGTCGTGCCGAAAGACTTTGCCTCCGGGCTTCGCGCTTCGGGCGCGCTCGGCGGCGAGGGTGGTCAGGGCGCTGGCGGCGGCAATACCTATGGCGACATCAACAATCACTTTCACCAGGTGATGCCGACCACCGACGAAATCATGGCCCATTTTGCGAAGGCTGTGCGCAATGGTCATCCCGCCTTCCGTGGTATGCGATGACTGCGCCCGTCACCTACCCCGGCGTCACCGTCCTGCCCGGCCTCGATATCAAGGTCATCTGGCGCCCGAAGGCCTTGAACTTTCCGCCTCAGCAGCACGCCTCGGGGCGCGAGGTGATCGTCGGCGCCGCGCAGTATCCGCTGCACGAGTTCGAGCTCATCTACAACGTGCTGCGCAATCGCACGCCGACGGAGGTCGAGTTCAAGACCTTCATGGGGTTCTTTTTGCAGCTCTCCGGTATCCTGACCGGATTCCTGTTTTTGAACCCCTACGACAATCAGGTCACGGGGAGCGTGATTGCGGCGGGCGACGGGGCGACCACGAAGTTCATTCTGACGCGCACCTATGGCGCGGGCGGATTCACGGCCGCGGAACCGATTGGCTATCTCAACACTGGGCTCGCCTTCAACGTGTATGTGAACGGCGTCCTCAAAACGCTCACCACGGATTACACGATCGACCGAACGTTTCCGGGCAAGCAGACGATCACGTTCACCGTCGCGCCGGCTAATACGCTGTCGGTCTCGATCGACGCGAGCTACTGGTATTTCTGCCGCTTCTCCGATGACTCTCTCGACTTTGAACAGCTGCTCTACAATATTTGGCAACTAAAAAAAGTGCTGCTCGTCTCGAAGCGCGGGCCGTTCTGACATGCGCACCGTGGGCGGCAACATCCCGACGCTCTTGGCCTCCAAGGCGCCGATGTGGAAAGCGGACCTCTTCACCATCACGCTCTTGGGCGGCACGATCTATCGCTGGACCGATTTCGATCGGGATATTCGATTAGTTGGCTTCAGTACGACCTATCCCTTCCTCGCTCAAGGGCCGCTGCTGCAACGCTCGCGCCTGGGCGTCAAGAACACCGTCCAAGTGCCGGAACTCATCATCAAGCTCTCGGCGCTCGATACGGATTTCGTCGGCGGTTTGGGGATCAAGACGCAACTGCATAACGGCTACTTCGACGGCGCAACGGTCTTTTTGGACCGCACCTTCATGGCGCCGCCGCCAGACCCGAGCATCGGGACAGTCTCTGGTTTGATCGGCGGCAATGGGCTCGATCCGACGGGCGGTCTCTTCGCGGGCCGCATGAGCCAGGCGAAAATTACCGCGGTCGGCGCCGAGCTCACGGTGAAGGGCGCGAACGTGCTGATGAACCAGTACGTGCCGCGTAACGCCTATCAGATCCCGTGCATGCACACCTTCTGCGATGTGGGCTGTACGCTCGCCGCCGCCACGTTCACCACGACCAACACGGCGGCCGCCGGCTCGACGCGCTCGATCGTGCAATGGGGATCCGTTCCGGGCGCTCCCAGCAAGTACACGTTCGGCAAGCTCACCATGACATCGGGCGCGGCCTCGGGGCAGATTCGCACCATCAAGTCGGCCTCGGCGGCGGGCATCGTCCTGCAATACCCGCTCTACAACGTGCCGGCGATCGGCGACACGTATTCGGTCTTGCAGGGCTGCAGCAAGGGGTTCAACGACGGCTCTGCCCAGGATTGCACGACGCACGCGAATACGCCGAATTTTCGGGGATTTCAGTTCGTCCCCACCGCAGACAATGCGTTTTAGATGAACGCGCCACAAGAACAAGCGGAGCGCGACGCCGTGATCGCCGAGGCGCGCACCTGGCTTGGCACGCCGTGGGTGCATCAGGCCAACATCAAGGGTCAGGCGGTCGATTGCGCGATGAGCCTGATCGAGTGGTTTTTTCGCGCAGGGATCATCGCGTGGTTCGATCCCCGTCCCTATCCGCGATCCTGGTTTGTGCACCAGGACGAAGAAATCTTTTTGAACACCATCGTGAACCACTTCGGGTGCACGGAGATAGCGCCGGCCGCCGCGCAGCCTGGCGATCTCTTGATGTACCGCATCGGCCGCTGCCACGCGCACGGCGTGCTGCTGGTCGAGCCGAAGCTCGTCATTCACGCCTTTGCGAAGAACGGTCAGGTGATCTACACCGAGACCTTCGACCCGGAGCTCGCGAGCCGCCAGCCACGCGCCTTCAATCCGTGGGGGCGGCGCTGATGGGTTTCATGTCTGGCGGCACCAACGGCGCCGCGACGCCGAACTACACCGGCCTCAACATTCAAACCTCGGCGCAAGGCGTGCCGATCGCGCTCGTGTGGGGCGTGAAGCGCATCGGCACCAATTTGATTTGGCAGGGCGATTTTACGGCGGTGCGTAGCAAGAAGGGCACCGGCAAGGGCGGCGAGGGTAAAAACCCGATCAACAAGTACACAGTCGCGGTGGCGATGGCGCTCGGCGAGGGGCCCATCTTAGGCATCGGCACCGTGTGGCAAGACAAGACAGTCACGACGCTCGCGAACTTAGGCTTGACGCTCTTTCTCGGCAGCGCCGCGCAGGCGGCCTGGTCGTACCTTGTGAGCAATCACCCCTCACAGGCGCTCTCCTACGCGCGAACCGCCTACGTCGCGAATTCCGCCTACGACTTAGGGCGTCAGCCGACGTTGCCCAATCACAACTATGAAGTGTGTGCGGGGATCAATGGGGCGGGCGGGGTCGGCGGCCTCACCGGGTGGGTCGATGTCCCGATGGCGGATGTGATCAAGGATTTTTCCACCAATCCGCAGTATTCCATCGGGCTACCCGCCACCGCGATCGACAACACGAGCTGGACCACTTACCGCAACTACTGCAACGCGCAGGGGCTCGTGTTCTCACCGGATTTGGTCTCGCTCGAGCAGGTGAGCGCGGTACTCGATCGGTGGGCGCAACTCACGAACTCCTGGATCTTCTGGTCCGGCAATGCGCTCAAATTCGTGCCGTTAGGCGACTCGCCCATCGATACCGGGGCCGGCCCCTTCACGCAGGTCGATGTCGCGACGGTGCCCCTCTCCCCGACGCCCGTGGTCGGCGGCTATAAATTTTATGCGCGGGTGGGGCTTGCGTTCTACGGGGTGACGAACGTCGGAGTGAGCTATCAGGGCGGCAGCGCGCTCACCTCAGTCGGGGGCGCTCCTGCTCAGGGTCAATATAATTTCGATGGCACTGCCACCTACACGTTCAACGCCGCTGATGCGGGTCAGCCGATCGTCGTCACCTATACGCGGCCCTTGAGCGCGGGCGGCAACTCGTTCACACCGAACGTCACGGCCGCGTACAACTTGACCTACGATGACTTCGTCAGCGACAAAGGCACGCCGCCCGTCACGGTGACGCGGGTCGATCCGGCCGATGCGCCGAATCATGTGAAGCTCGAAGTCAAGGATCGCGACAACGCCTACAACACGGCGGTGTGCGAGTGGAAAGACCAGGGGCTCGTGGATCAATTCGGGGTCATCGATGCGCCGACAACCCAGGCGCATGAAATCTGTTGGGTGCAGGTCGGCAAGCTCGTCGCGCAATTGATCGGCCAACGCTTGGCCTACATCCGCAATACCTACGACTTCAAATTAGGCTTCGAATACGGCTCGATCTTGGAGCCCGGCGATATCGTCACGCTCACCGATCCGCATATCGGCATCACGGCGTTTCCGGTGCGCATTCGCACCTTGGATGAGGACGAGGCGGGCAACTGGGCCATCCTCGCCGAGGAGTTCCCGGGCGGGATCGGCACCATCACGGCGGGCAGCACGCCCTCGACGACGGTGCCGCTCGGCGGCTCGATCAACACCTCCGGGGCTTCCGGTCACATCAATCCCCCGGGCGTCTTTGAGCCGAATT